TTACCGCTACTACCTGCAATCCCTGCAAGCGATCCAGCGTATCGCTGACGAGGGGTCGAGCATGGCCGGTGCGGGTTTTGCTGCGCTCAAGTACTACGGCGCTGGCATGGCATCGGATGTCGTGCTAGACGGTGGTATCGGCGCATCGACCTACAACAGCGGGTCGGGCAACTCAAACCACATGTGGTTCCTCAACACGAAGTACCTGCATTGGCGCCCTCACAAGGATCGGAACTTCGTCCCGATCGGTGGCGAGCGGCAGGCGGTCAACCAAGACGCGATCGTGAAGCTGATCGGCTGGGCAGGCAATTTGACCTGCTCGGGCGCACAGTTCCAAGGCGTCCTCATCGATTAAGGGAGAGCAGTCATGCCCGTTTCAACAAGCAATGTGATCGGTGTGGCGCTCGGCGACACGCAGACCTCTGCGCAGTTCAAGCCCGGTACGCTCGTGACCTTGGACGACGGTGGCACCGCCATCTACGTCCAGGCGGCGAGTGATATCAGCACCTACGCTGCGGTCGGCGTTCTCGTCAACAACACCGCGGTTCCGCTGACCACCACCAATGCTGCCACCACGAAGCGTTTTGCCGTCGCGCAGACGTCGATCGCTTCGGGTCAGTACGGGTGGGTGCAGGCCGGTGGCGTCATGGTCGTCAACCTCGCGGCGTCGTGCGCGGCCAACGTGCCGCTCTTCACGACGGCTACCGCGGGCGTCCTTGACGACGCCACGGTAAACGGTAGCGGCGTCGGATTGGTGGTCGGCATTGTTGCCAACACCTCCATCTCCAACGCCACGGCGGCGACCTGCCTCGCGCAGTTCCCGCACATCAGCGGCGGCACAGGCGCGATCTGATGAAACCCCTGGAGATCACGGTGCAGGCGGCGGGTACGGAGGAGGAACTGTGTTCCAACATCCGCTCGGCGCTTGCCCGTGGTCTGCCAGAGTTCCAGTACAGCCCGGTGATCCACGACGGCACGTTTGTGTGCGTCGGCAGCGGCTGGTCAATGCCCGACCACATCGAGGCCATCAAGGCGCACCGAGATGCGGGGCATACAATCGTCGCTATAAAGGCCGCACACGACTTTCTAGTCGAAAACGGCATCGAGCCTGACCTGTACGTCAATCTCGACCCGCGTGACCGCAGAAGCGGTGTGCAGCGGTTGAACGACCGCACGACGTACCTGATCGCGTCGCGGTGTTCGCCCGACATGTTTGACCATGTCGCCGGGCGCAAGGTCATGTTGTGGCATGCCTACAGCAGCGACGAACAAAACGCGATCGGCAAGCGGTTGTTGGTCGGCGGCGGTACGACGTCAGGGCTGCGAGCCATCAACATCGGTTACCTGCTCGGATTCAAGAAGTTTGAGTTGTACGGCTACGATTCCTGCAACCGGGAAGACGGAACCAAGCGATTTACGGGCGAGCTGACCGGCAAGACCATCGATGTGTTCGTCGGTGGGCCGTTCGGCAAGCGTTTCATCTGCAACATGGCAATGGCCGCACAGGCTAACGAATTTCAAAAGCTCTTCGACATCATGCCGGATGCGCTGATAACGGCGCATGGCCCGGGATTGATTGCGGAGATCATGCGTCAACGGCTGCCCGAGGCAGCGTAGGAGGATCGATGGCATTTCCCACAAGAGTTTTGGCCTCTGGCAATTCGTCGCTCGCAACCGAGAGCATTTGCGGCGATGTGCAGTCGGGCGTCACGGCCGCCGGCACGACGGCGACCGACGCCACGGCGGTTTCGGGCGTCATCGTGCAGGTCAGCACGACGGCTAGCAGCACCGGCATTCGCTTGCCGGCCGCCGAGCGCGGCGCGATGGTGTTTGTCCGCAACGACGGCGCGAACACCCTGACCGTTTACCCGGCGACGGGCGGTTCAATCAATGGCGCGGCTAGCGACAGTTTGGCAGCCGCCAAGGGTCTGCTGCTGTTCGGGCTGTCCAGCACCGCTTGGGTGGTTCTCGACGGAGCCTGATCCGTGGCGATTCCGTCACGGGTGCTGGGTAGCGGGTTGCCGCAGTTGTCCACCGTCTCCATTTGTGGGGACGGTGCAGACGACCTGGTGGCGACCGGCACCAGCGCAGGTAATGCGTTGCAGTTGGTGGCCGTCTTCAACTCGGTGGACACCACGCCAACGAATAGCGGCGTAATGCTGCCGTCCACCGAAATGGGCGAGATGATCATCGTTGCCAACAGCGGTGCGCATACCCTAAAGGTCTACCCGCCGACCGGCTCAACCATGAACGGCGGGGCGTCGGCAACGATTGCCAAAGACCACGCCAGCGTTTTTTTTGCCGTAAGCAACACCGCCTGGTATTCGCTCAACGGCCAACGTGTTTGACCCAATCCCTACAGGAGAAAGGCATGCTTGACAGCGACATTCAGAACGGCGACGCACAGTTGCACGTTGAGTTTTACGTTTCCGACAGCGAGGCATACAAAGGCCGACCATTTGTGCGCATTACCGCCCCGGGCGACAAAACCTCGGTGGTCGATCAGGTTGTGAAGGAGCACCACAAGGCGCGGTTTCCGCGGCAATGGCTGTACTTCCAGATGCAACAGTCCAACGACGCTGCCGCGCAGATCGGCACCCCGTTGACGCAATGGCTGACCGACGCCCCGGCTGACATCAACCGCGATCAAGTCGCCGAACTCAACATCTTGAAGTTCGTGACCGTTGAGCAGTTGGCGCTTGCCAGCGACAACCAGTTGCAGCGCATCGGCATGGGCGGCATCGGCCTGCGTGAGAAGGCGCGGGTCTATCTCAACCGCAAGAACCGCACCGAAACAAACGCCGAATTGGCCGATACCAAGGCGCAGTTGGCCGAACTCAAGGCGCAACTTGCCGAGCTGACCGAGCCGCGTCGCCGCGGCCGACCGCCGAAAGCCGACACCGAGGGATAAACCATGGGCAGCACGATGCTGGAACTGATTACGGAATGCACCCAAGAGCTGGGCATTCCGACACCGGCCACCGTCGCCGGAAACGCCAGTCAGGACATCGTGCAGTTGCTCGCGCTGATGAATGCCTGCGGGTATGAGTTCCTGCGCCGGGCTGACTGGCGCGAACTCACCCGGCAGCACACGTTCTACACCGAAGCGGTGACGACTACCGGGGACTGGACGACCTCGGGGTACACGATTACCAACATCCCCTCGACGGCGGGGCTGTCAACCTCGTATCAGGTGCAGGGCGTCGGCATCCCGAATGCCACTTACATCACCTCGGTGGATTCGCTGACGCAGGTCACGGTCAACTATCTGCCGACCGAAGCGCAGACCGGCGGCGACCTGACGTTCCAAAAGGTGAAGTACGACCTGCCGGCCGATTACGTTAGCACGGTCAACCGCACCCATTGGGACAAGTCCAAGCGGTGGGAAATGCTCGGCCCCGAGTCGCCGCAGCAATGGGAATGGCTGCTGTCGGGGTATATCTCAACCGGCCCGCGCATCCGCTGGCGGTTGCTCGGCAAGTATTTTCAGATTTGGCCGGGCATGAACGCCGGTGAGCTGTTGGGCTTTGAATACCGCAGCAAAGCATGGGCCGAAAGCGCGGCCGGAATCGCCAAAAACTCGTTCACGGTGGACACCGACACCTGCATTTACCCCGATCGCTTGATGGTATTGGCGACCAAGCTCAAGTATTTCGAGGCCAAGGGTTTTGACACGACGGCTCTGTATCGCGACTACCTAATGGAGTTGGAAACGGCGATTGCGCAGGACACCGGCTCGGCCAATCTGTCGTTTGCCCCGCGTCCAGGCACCGTTTTGATCGGCTACGACAACATCCCTGACTCGGGTTACGGCTCGGATAGTCAGTAATGGCGTCACCGGCTCGCAAACGGCTGATCCAACGGACGAGCAACAACGTCGCGTCGTTGCCCGCACCCGTTGGCGGGTGGAATGCCCGCGATTCGCTCGCCAACATGGCGCCGACCGATGCCGTGGTGTTGGACAACCTGTTCCCGAGCGTTTCGAGCGTCAATCTGCGCGGTGGGTACACGAACCACGCAACCGGCCTGCCGAACGAAGTCGAAACGCTGATGGTGTACAACGGCGGCACTAGCGATCAAATGTTCGCGATCGCCACGAACGCCATTTACGATGTCACCTCGGCTGGGCCTGTCGGCGCAGCGGTGGTCAGCGGCCTGACAAACAGCCGTTGGGAATACGTCAACATTACGACGAGCGGCGGCAACTTCCTTTACGCCGCCAATGGCGTGGACGCTCCGCGGCTTTACAACGGAACAGCGTGGACGGCGATTACGGGCGTATCGACGCCAGCGATCACGGGCGTGACCACTACCGACCTGTTTGCGCCGACGCTGTTCAAAAACCGGCTTTGGTTCATCCAGAAAAACACGCTCAAAGCATGGTATCTGCCGACCTCGTCGGTGGGCGGTGCAGCGCAGGTATTTGACTTGTCGTCGATTGCCCGCAACGGCGGGTATCTGGTGGCGATGGCGACTTGGACGATCGATGCTGGGTACGGCGTTGACGACAACATGGTGTTCATTAGCAACCAGGGCGAAGTGATCGCTTACCGCGGCACCGATCCGTCAAACGCATCGACATGGGCGTTGATCGGCGTCTGGCAGGTGGGTTCGCCGGTTTCCCGGCGGTGCGTCGCGAAATACGGCGGCGATCTGCTCATTCTGACGCTTGATGGGCTGTTGCCCATGGCCTCTGCGCTGCAATCGTCGCGGCTTGACCCGCAAGTGGCGCTGTCAGACAAAATTCAAGGCGCGTTTGCGGCGGCGACTCGGCAATATCAGGCGAATTTCGGCTGGGGCATTTTGTATAACCCGCTGAACAATGCCTTGATCGTCAACATTCCGGTCACGACCGGGCAACAACAACAGTTCGTGATGAACAACATCACGAAAGCGTGGTGCCGGTTCACCGGCTGGGCGGCAAATTCATGGGCGCTGCTTGATGACACGCCCTATTTCGGCGGCACAGGCGTCGTTGCTAGAGCATGGACGACGGACGCGACGACGGGCTACTCGGACAACACCAACAACATCGCCACTCGGGCGCTGCAAGCGTTCAACTACTTTGAGACCCGCGGCGTCATCAAGTATTTCACCCGCGGCCGCCCGACGATTTACAGCAATGGACAGCCGTCGATCGGCATTGGCGTCAACGTCGATTTTCAGATCGCCGATACTTCGGCCCCGCTCGCGTTTTCGCCCACCGCCTATGGACTTTGGGACAGCGGCGTGTGGGATACCTCCCTGTGGGGATCGGATACCGTCGTGACCAACAACTTTGTGGGATTGCAGGGCATCGGCTATTGCGCCGGGTTGGCGTTCAATAGCGCCAGCAAGGGGCTGACCTTGGAGTGGGCCTCCACCGATGTCGTGTATCAGCTCGGATGGGCTGGCGCATCGTAAGCGGCCCCGATGTCGGGGCATGGGTGACCGATCAGACCGGCGGCGCGTTTGACCGGCAGCGATCGGTGGCGATCGGGCTTGAGCGTGACGGCCAGTTGCAGGCCGGGACGGTATTTGAGAACTGGAACGGCCAATCGGTCGTTGCACACATCGCCTGGGTGCGGGTCACCTCGGCGTATTTGGCGGCGGTGTACGACTACGCCTACAACGTCGCAAATGTTGGTAAGATCATTGGGCCAGTCAGCAGCAACCATACCCGGGCGCTCCAACTGGTCAGCAAGATGGGGTTTTCGGAGGAAGCGCGGATTAAAGGTGCCGCGCACGACTCTGGGGACATTGTTTTGATGACGCAGACACCTGACAAGTGTCGATTCTTGGAGCCTCGGTATGGGCAAAAAATCACCGGCACCGCCGCCAGCGCCTGATTATTCGGCTGCCGCGCAAGCGCAGGGCCAAGCGAACCTTGATGCCGCTCGGCTGACGGCGCGGATCAGCAATCCAAACGTCTACACGCCCTACGGCTCGCAGACGGTCACGTTTGGCAAGCAGACGTTTGACGAAGCGGGCTACAGCAAGGCGATGGAGGCGTACAACAAGCAGTTGGCCGACTTCAACGCCCGAAAAGACGCCGGAGTGATGACCGGCGGTGACACGACCGGGTACGACGACTTTTTCGGCGGTTACCGCGGCGGCAACATGCCGATTGGCATGTATGGCGGCGGCGGTGGCGCCGCGCCGACCGCACCGACCCGCGAGCAGTTCACGACGACGACTGACCTTGACACGCCGACGATCACGCAGACGCTGAACGCTGAAGAGCAGAAGATTCTTGATGCCCAGCGGCGGGTGTCGCTCGGGTTGTCGGGCCTCGGCGAAACGGCGTTGGGTGTGGCGCAAAGGCGGCTCGGCACCGAGTTCAACCCGAGACTGGCAGACATCCAGACGCAGTTGACCGGCTATGATCAGGTTGCCCGCGGGCCGGATTTGATGGGCATGGGGCAGGCACAAGGTGGATACACCGGCCCTGCCATGCCGACGCTTAACACCAACTTCGGCCAAGCGGTGGGCAACGTCGGCCCTGGGCGAATCAATTACGGCCCCACCGAGGGTCAGTACGGCATGGCGCAGGGCGGCGTGGCAATGCCCGAGCTGCAAGGCTTTACGCCGACTGGGCTGCCTAACCTGACCGGCTACGACATGTCAGGGCTGCCGCGAGGCGGTCAACTGACGACCGGCGGTCTGCCGCAGATTGGCGGGCTAGACCTTTCCGGCCTGACCCCAGCACAGGCGCTGTCAGCTAGCGGTATGCAAGATTTTTCCAATCTTGACATGTCCCGTCTGACCCC